CTTTACATTGATAACCTGAAACTCCTCAGGTTTTGGCCAATTGGTCTCAGCAGGCTTATATTCTATAAAATCCGCTTCTTCAAGGTCTAAGATTTGCATACATAATTGCAATTGTGGGAGATAATGACGCGGGACTTCCCCTGGTACAATCTGTCGCATCGGAGGACACTTGATCTCAACCAGTTTACCACTTTCAGTGACACCATCTGGACTCCCACCAAGCCATTTATGTATCGGATGTGGGCACAACCCGAGCTCGTGCACAACCTCCCCGTGGCGTTGTTCATAGAGTATTCTAGCCTCATCTTCATACTTCTCACCATGTCTCGTGGCAGCATTGCCCATGAATTTTTCACCGAGACCGCACTTCTTCAATAACAGACCTTCAGGTGTTTCATACTTGTTCACGCCTATAGCCGTGGCCGCATCCGAGGCGGTGAGCATCCGGCCACGGAGAGCAAGCCATTCTTCAGACTTCTGGGCGGCGAACTCAATTTCGAGCAACGCTTTGACATTAGGATGCATCTTACATTAATTAAAGTTGTAGTTTTTAAGTTCTTCTGCAACGCTAAAATAGGTCTGGGCTGCATTTTGCTCCGCCTGTTTCTTACTCTTAGCCACACCCCTGGCAACAAAGCCGTTATTGATGTAGATGTCGATATAGAAGAGACCTTCATGATGCGCAGCAACCCTGTAGTCGGGAAGTTGCCAATTTTGAACCTGACAGTGTCGCATTAATTTGTCCTTGAAGTTATCATCCACCATGATAGAATTCATATCCACAAATGCGGGGTCTTGAAAAATTCTGAGTACGAATTCCTTAGCGTGGAGAAGACCGATATCCATGTATAGAGCCCCAATCAGGGCTTCAAAGACATCCTCTAAAATCTTGGGATTCTCATTCCAGTTGTTGCGCATTCCTTTTTCATCCATGATGACGAGTTCATTGAGTTTAAGAACACTCGCAATCTTAGCGAGAGTTTCACCACGAACGAGTTTTGTACGAGCTTTCGTGAGGAACCCTTCTTGGCGACTTTCGTACCGATCAAACAAAAACTTAGTGATGACAAACCCGAGGACCGAGTCACCAATAAATTCGAGTGTTTCAAAAGACTCTGTAAATTGTTCGTACTCTTTGAGAGCAGATTTATGCGTAAAAGCTCTTTGGTACAAATCAAGGTTTTTGATCTTTGTACCAACAAGTTGTTCAGCTCTTTCCTTTGTGAGGAAAGTCACCATACTATGTTATATATGTTATGTGTTTATCTTTTAAGCCTTCTCAACCTCCTTCTTGATATAGTGAGGAGAGAGGTACTTCTGCAAATTAAGGTAGGTCACCACAACGTCGGCGGGGGGTGCGAGTAGGTCGCGAAGCTTGTCGTCGAGTACGATTTGGCGACCGTTGTCGGGGTGTTTAAGACCCTTCTCGGTGATGTACTTGTTAATGAACTTGGTCACTTCCGAGCGGGAGATGAGTTCTTCGGTGGGAAGTTCGAGAAACGCACGCAACTTAGGCGTCACATCTTGCTTGCGGTTGAAGCCGTTGTTGGCAGCGCGAGCCTTAGCCTTCTCACCATCGGGGTCTTCCTGGGTGCTCTTGATCTTGCGAATAATCTTCGTCAAGTTCTTAACATCGGTACGGAGGGCAGCAAGTTCGGTTTGAATGGTTTCAAGAGACATTATATCTTTCTTACCGATGTAATCTTTAAGTTCCTAAAGTAGTATATACTCGCGGTGGTAACAAATAGCCATATTAAAAAGACAAATCTTCTGTTGTTCAATGTGACAAAATCAGGTTTATCTATGAACCTAAATGGTTGTCTAGACCCATCGTCAGGGCAACCACCCGCACAGCAATCAGTTGGGCATGGTAGAACATATGGTCCTTTCCTCGCACCACAAAACTGTTCTTTTTCACCTGTGTATGAATAGCATCGACATTCCTCGATGACGTTGCACACCATTTTATTATATCACGATATAATAATGGATGACCAAATTTATTCAAAAGTTGCAATTGAAAAATTCATGAATGAAAATTTATTTTTCAAGGATGCCAAATTGAAAAAGTACTACGATCGAAACTTACCTAGAGACTTTGGTAAGTTCCGGGCTCGAGTCAAAAGTACCCACACTGACAAAAATTTTGAAAAGATTATGTACGTGTTCGTGACTGATTCCATTCGTGATATCATATTGGACACAATTGGTGAAATCACACAGTTCTTGAATTCCTCGGGTGATCTCATCGTGAGTGGTGGAGAGGCATTCAACTTGTATGTAGAATTCAAGGATCGAATCATTACGAGTGATATCGATGCAAAGTTTGTACCTAGGATTCCAATGAATGATAAATATTATGGAAAACTTCAAGCAGTAAAACTCATGTTATGGAATAAAATGGGAGAATTGGCTAAGCGTCTCAATTTACGCATTAAGAAGAGAATCACGCTGATGCAAAAGACACATTCCAAACTGTTCAAGTTTTTAGGTATAGGGTTCAAACAGACTGGCCCATACGTTACACGCAGATACACATTGATCAAGAAAAAGAAGACTTCCAATAACAACAAGTCAAGTAAGGGTGATATCTTCATCGATGTGGAACTTTTTGCACTTGACCTGAATATTCGTATTTTCTCTCCAAAGAGTGGGAAGATTGAGGATTTCAATATGGGTGGTATTCTCGACATTCCTTTCATGCGCCCTAAAGAGTTTGGGTATGAAGTGGCACTTACAAAAAAAAGAGGTGTTACATACCGTGATGTAATTACAGGTAAATTAATCAACGATAAACGACTCTTTGTCGCGAGTAAAGAGTTTCTCATCGAGGATATTTATTTGATGGATAAATTACGTCTTCGCCCAGAAAAGAAAGAAACGGATCGTCAGAGACTTGTTAAACTGTCACAACTATTTGATAAACGTATCAAGGCTTCTAATTCTATAGATGAAGTCTTCAAGAGAATAGCTCCCAAGATCATTACAAAGAAGAAGATAGCCAACAAACCCACCAATATTTCTATCAGCAAAGCTTCGAAAATTGACCCCTACAAGTACAAAAACTTTACGACCCAACCCTCCGGTGATAAACTATCCAAACAGATCGTACATGGTCTCAAACCCGTAGTGAAAAATACTAACGTAGAGGGATATAGGAAATCTTCAGGAAATCAACGCTTTAACCTGAAGAATCTCAAATGGAAGACTGTCAATAACTCAGCATATGTGAAAAATGAATTTCCATTGCGCCCAGAAAATGCCAAGTCCCTCCCAAAGAATATGAACATCTCCAAGACACTCTACGGGTATAACCCCAGGAGAAATCAATGGGTACCCAAGACATTACTTAACAAGGCTGCAGAGATACCATTTGTTGGGTTAAAGAAATGAAACGCATTAGACATATAAAATGATCTACAACTCCCCCGCCAAAGGTGATGATGGTCTCTACTTTGTGAAGGCTCTCAATGATGAGAAGCGCAAGTGTTTTGTCCAGTTGAACAATGTCAAGATTGTCGATGTGTCAGGAGAAGTGGTGATAGATATCATGACTGATGCCAACGCAAAGAAGATTGAGGATCTTGATACCCAAAATCTCGAGGCGGCTCATGAAAATTGTGATACTTGGTTCGGTAAGCAACTCTCAGAAGGTGTCATCAAGGGGGCATACACCCCCAGCCTAAAGGATGGTCAGGTGACTGGTGATCACCTTGATGTTACCAAGGTATTCAATGCACAGCAGGAACTCATCGATTTTGGGGGTGTCCAGCCCAGTAAAACATGTGATGTCATCCTCGAATTTGCTGGACTTTGGTTTGCCAAAAAGGCTTTCGGTTCCACATGGAATATTGTCCAGGTCAAGGTTCATGATGATCCCGTGATTGATACTTACCCAGAAGAATATGCCTTTGTCGACGAGGATGACCAATAAAAAAATTGTTATACATATATAAAACATAATGAAGGGTCGTAAACAGAACCTCCTCATGTTGGTCGCCGTCGCTGCTTTGATCTTCCTCCTCTTTTCCATGAACAACAAGTCAGGATACACCATCGTCGAGCGTCAATATGCACCTTTCGGTATGGGTCCTTCCGCGGGTCCATCAGCCGGCCCCTCCGCGGGTCGGTCTGATACCATCTGCGGTGGTATGAACAAGGGTACCGGTCTTGCGTCGTCTCTCCTCCCCCGCGAAGTTGCGTCAGCCGAGGACTTTGGACAGTTTGCCCCAGAAGACATCCTTGCGGGACAGAACTTCCTCGAGCCCCGCAAGCAGATCGGCTTTCCTGAGACTGTTGGTGGTGCCCTCCGCAACGCGAACCAACAGATTCGCAAGGATCCCCCTAACCCCAAGGAACCTTTCGTGTGGAACAATTCCACCATCGTCCCCGATCTCATGCAGCGTGGTCTCTGCGCTTAAAGATTTGATCCAATTAGTATGTAATTAATATGACAACCGTTGCACCTGATCTCTCCGAGAATGTATCTAAACTGGTAGAGCTCACAAAACAATTAGCTGAAGCGAAATCTGACATCAAAATCCTTAGTCAGGAAGAGAAACGTCTCAAGGAAAACGTAAAAAAGCATATGGTCGAACAGGGTATCGATACCATTAATCTCAGGAAAGGTAAAATTAGCATCCGTAAATCCGTCAGGAAGTCAGGTATGAACAAGGATGCTATAAAAGATGGACTCATGACATTTTTCGGTGGAGACGAAACAAAGGTCGAAGGAGCCCTAAATGCCATTAAAGATGGACTTAAAACCAAAGAATCTACATCTATTTCATTAACAGGTATAAAAGAAACACCCGAGAAAGAAGATAAGTAAAGCATCATGGTTTGGAGCCAATACGTATATGAAGCCTCAAATGGATTTGATCCCGATGTCAGCGATGATGACGGGATCGATGACGATCACACTCCTCCGAATATCGAAGACTGGGAAGTCGAATACTCAGACGAACTATGGCACATGTGGAATACTATGCGAACACTCTTGTATGATGCCCAAATTGAACACTCAGGGGAATTCTGTGACTTTGTCGAATTTTGCTACGTGGAGCATGACCATTCTAACGAACGGGACGAAGATACAGAATGGTACGATGAACACCTGTCCCATATATGGAAGAATGTCAGGCGAATCATACATAACAATCATCTCCATGGGGAAATGATGCGAGGTGCCACATTCTATCACTTTACATGTTTCATGAAAAAATATATACATCTATATTAAATGTTTCCCGATATCACGTCCCAGAAAGTCGCTATCCCCGCTGCCCTTTTTCTCGCGCTCAGCCCCGGTGTTCTCGTGACCACCGCCGGCAAAAACGTCAAGTTCGCGAACGGCAAAACCAACCAGATGGCTGTTTTTTTCCACGCACTCGTGTTCTTCCTTGTGTTCAGTCTCGTCGCCAAGGCCATGGGTCTCGTGCTCACTAAGACCGACCTGCTCGTCACTACCGCACTCTTCCTGGCCCTCAGCCCCGGTCTCCTTCTCACGTTGCCCCCGGGCTCGGGTGGTGTGTTCCGTTCCGGTCAGACCAGCCTCCCCGCGGTATTGACCCACGCGATCGTCTTCGCGGTGGTTTTCGCGCTTTTGCGTCGCCAATTTCCTCAGTTCTACTAAGTAAGAAGATGAAGTATCTCGTACTTGGTCCGGCATCTATGGGAATATTCTCACTCATTGGAGCACTAAAAGCTCGTGAATCTTCACTCGCGGACGTGAAGGAAATATCCGGATCTTCAGCGGGTGCGATTTTAGCGTTATTTTTGGCGGTCGGTATGTCGATGGATGAAATTTTGGATACATCACTCTCATTAAATATCCCCAATTTTGTTAAAATACGCTTGGGCTCATTTTTTAACAAATTTGGTTTTGTTGATATGGGTCCAATTCGTAAAAAGTTGGTGGATATATGTAACGGAGATCCAACGTTCGCAGAATTGGAGACTAAAATATACATATCAGCTTATTGTCTAAACAGTGCGGAAACTGTTTATTTTTCCCGTGATACACACCCAAACATGAAGGTCATAGATGCTGTGTGTATGAGTATGGCTGTACCATTCATATTCGCGTGTGGGACACATGATGGTAAAACGTACATCGATGGTGGTACAAAAGAAGATTACCCTCTAGTTCCATTTCTTGGTAAAAAATCACACGAAGTTACGTGTATTAAGATTATCATGGACAAAATGTACCAGGAAAATATAGATACTCCCAAACAATTCATAGATTCACTCGTTCGTTCAGCTCTTACAAATAGAGAGACGTATACGACACCCATAGAAATCGTAGAAATTAATGTAAGAGATACGAATGTATTTGATTTCAATATGGAATACGAAGAAAAGTTAAAATTGTACACTATTGGATATTCGACATAACACTTTTTTTATCAGTTTACTATATATGATTGAGGTTTGCGATCCCGACGTAGATCTCGATGTCCTAAAAAAACTCATTAAGATGAATACAGGACACACTATTAAATTGACAAAAGAACAAATATGTCAAGTCTATGACGATATCAAGGCGGGAAAGTTACCCCTCCCCCCATTGATTATGAGTTCTAATAAGACTTACCTCGTAGATAAGAAATCCCCATTGAAACCCGTCGATTACGACATTCTATTCAATTCCTCGTCGAAACGTGATGAAATTAAACGGGTTGCCCGTAAAGTTGGGATCAAACAGATGGAGCAGATGACGAAGAGTCAAATGATTGATTCTATCGGTAAGCGTCTCAGATACATGAAAGTTCATGAACCCGTGAAGATTGGGAAAAAGTATTCACCCCCAGTCAAGAAGGAACAATTTAATAACACAGCAGTGTTCAATAACACAGCAGTGGGGAATAATTTCAATAACACAGCAGTGGGGAATAATTTCAATAACACAGCAGTGAAGACGAATAACTTCAAGAACACTATAGTAGCCAACAATTTCAATAACACAACAGTGAAGACGAATAACTTCAAGAACACTATAGTAGCCAACAATTTCAATAACACAACAGTGAAGACGAATAACTTCAAGAACACTATAGTAGCCAACAATTTCAAGAACACCACTCCCACTCCACAAATAAAGTTCCCTAAAGGTGGTCTTCTCATGAAAGGTCAGAGACCAAAATTTCTTAACGGTCAGGTGAGTGCAGTTAAGAAACCCAATAAATCATTTTTTGTTGGACTTTTTGATAAAAAGAATTTTATTTCAACTAAAAAGTTTAACGGTGAAAAAAAAGGTTACGTTTTTAAAACTGATAATCAGGGATTAGGATATTACAAAAATAAAGGATCTAATGTTCCATTCCCCGGGGGGCAAGGACCTCTACCCACTCCTAACGTGCCCAAGGTCCCAAACGCTCCTAATGTCCCAAACGCACCCAAGGTCCCAAACGCTCCTAATGTCCCAAACGCACCCAAGGTCCCAAACGCTCCTAATGTCCCAAACGCACCCAAGGTCCCAAACGCTCCTAATGTGCCAAACGCACCCAAGGTCCCAAACGCTCCTAATGTGCCAAACGCACCTAATGTGCCAAACGCTCCTAATGTCCCAAACGCACCAATTGTGGAGACGAATATCAAACTCGATATAGCGGCTAATCGAATCAAGAAGATTGGTTTGAAAAGAGAGAAACCATTTCTCAATAAGTTGGGAGTGGGTGGTGTGAATCGTCAAAGTGTCATAGATGAAGCCATAAAGTATGGCGAACTTGAGAGTGAATTCATATCAAAGATTGGTAAGATGTCACTCTCAAATGCGAATCGACAGACTCTTATCAATCGCATGATAAATGATAATTTGAGACAGTTAGAAGCTGAAGCGCAACTCAAATCGGATGAAATGAACAATGTTATGAAGACGAATGAACAAAAGATGAATATAATCCTGGCGACGCTCCCGTTTATTAACAACGCGAGTAAATTGTCATTCAAGTCAAGATCGAAAGCTGAAGGTGCGAATATAAATAGTCTCATCAACGAGGCTAAAAAGGAAAACGAGACCAAGCGTGATACTTTCATTGATACACAGAAAAAGAAATTCATGGGTATGGTCGTCAATGTCAAACTTTCAAATAATGATAAGAAGAGTCTCGAAGATTTAATTGATAATAAGACAAATTTAAACTCGTTGAAGAATCGCGCAGAAAAATTAGTCGAACAGAAAATCAAAGAAAAGAAATCTCTCGTGAAGCAGAACCTTCTCACATATCTGACACCTTTGAAAATTAATCAAACTAACAAGAATAGTTTCCTCACACGTTTCAATGCGGGTGAAAGTATAAACATACTCAAACGAGCCGCGAAAGCGCGTGCGGAGGAAGTGTCTCGCGGACAAAGTGAAAATGTGAGAACTCGTCTCGTTAAAAACCTCAATGCACTAAACCTGAATTCCCAGAATAAAAATACAATCATGAGTAAGTTCAATAACGGAAACAAAAACATTGGCAAACTTGTGGAAGAAGCTAAAAAACTTAAGAATCAAAGAAATACTAGAACGCTGAACACTGAAAAACAGCGACTGACTACTCTCGCTAAACAATTAGGTGTAAATATAAACGTCTCAACACTCACTACACTTAATCGTGTAGCACTTCTTGAAAAGCGGATTAGAAATGCGGGTGACGAGAAGGTCAAGGGCACATTTACTGAAAAGGTTCGGGCTTTATCAAAAATAGCCTCCAATATGAACTTGAATAGCAACATACAATCTAATATTCTTAAACTCAAGAATGACTCCGAAGTCAATGCCATGAAGGTCAGGATCATCGGTGTGGGTAAAAGTAAGCTGTCCAATAGGGCAACGTCACTGAATGTTAATTTTTCCACGAATATTGAGAGAGTCAATAATGTCACTAAACTTACCCCTCTTAAGACCAAAATAAATAATGAGGGTAAAACTAAAAAGGATACCAAAAACATGAAAGAACTTCAACAACTCACTACAAAAAGGAATGAGTTGAAAAAATACATGAACGCAAATTCAGTTTTAACACAAAATAAAAAGAATGCTTTCATTCAACAAGTAAATTTAAATGGTGTGAATCTTATCGAACTTCGTAAAGAATTCAATTCTGAAATACAAAAAGTTAAAAATGAAAAACGAGCTAAAAATTTAGATGAATTGGAACAATACTTGCAGCCACTCAATATCAATAAGTCGAAGTTTATTCAACGTTTCAAAAATTCTAACATTTCCCTATCGAATATCAAGATTGCTATTAACAAGGAAGTGACTGAAAAAGGTGATCATCTCACGAGTAAAAAGCGCACACTCGCGAACAAGATTGATGAAGCCAAGCGGTATAACGTTGCGTTCAATTTCAACACGAATACAAACACATTAAATTCATCTGAAAAGATTATGGGATTGAACCGTAAGATTGATTCAGTCGTCAAGGGTGTGATCAATAAAGGTAGAAACAACCTTTCTGATAAGATTATTAATGCTAATGTGAAGAATGAATTGATGAACAAAGTGACTGCCATAAAAACACTCAAAAATCTAAAGAATGTTCAAAGCCAAATTGAGACCACCATAACTGCTAAGAAGGGTCTCAAGAAAGAAGAGATTTCCAAGTACATGAAAAGCTTGGGTCTCAACAACCAAGAAATTCAAGTAGTTGTCGGTCGTAACCTTAGTCTAAATGCGAGTCGTCTAATGGCGAATGACATTTTAGACAAGAAAAAGAGACTCGAACTTACCAAACTTTTAGATGAAAAGAATGTTCCGATTATCGACCGAAAACAATTTTACAATAAAATTACAAAAAAAAATAGAGTAAAAAATATTAGTGGAAACATTGATGATTACATCCGTCGGAAGAGTCGCGAAAACGCGAATAACGTTGGATTGGTTCTCAACAAGTACAATCTCAAACCGGAAAACCGGGAAGCTATATTAAATAATTGGGATTTCTTTGAAAATATGACTACTATCAATGTGAAAAATAGAGCATCCACACTTGCGAATAGTTTCAAGAAAGAAAAAGAAACTGCTTTGCGACGATACATGACGGAGGATCTGAAACTCAAAGAGAATGATATCGAAACAATTATGAAAAATTTCAATCTGAACCCCAAAAATATGGAGTCTCATAGGAAAAAGGCTAAAAATATTCAAAACAGTTCGGGTGAAAAGAATCGTCTCACTGAACGCATCAGAAAGGCTCGCGAGGAAAATAAAATGAACCTAAAGTTCAATGTTAACAAGGAAAACTTGAAAACACTCAATGCTAAGATCAATCAGGCGTACATCGGTAAGGGTAAGAAGAATCTTTCCCGTCGGGCACTCAACAAAAACATCAACATCTCGGATGAGCTTAATACCGTCAAGACGATGAACAATATTCAAAAATTGAAGAATAAATTGAATGGGATCATTGGGGGTAAGAAAAAAGAAGATCTCAGGAAACTCGAAGAAGTCATCAAGAACTTGAACCAAGAAAATAAAAATAGATTCTTACAAAAGTTCAAGAATCAAAACATCTCTTTGAATACTCTTTTACAAAATGTTGAAAAACTAAAGAAAAATAAAATGAACAAAAACTTTGAAGGTAAAAAACAAGAACTTTATAAATATTTAAATGAAAATCTCAACCTCAACGTGAAGGATCGTAACACTATCATGTTTGACTTCAATACATTTAAGAATCTCGATGCCATGAAACAAAGAGGTAATGCACTCAAAAAGACTCGTGCGAGTGAAAAGATTGTAGAGAATCGCAAGAAGCTTGAAGAACTCTTGAAACCTATGAATTTGACAGAAGAAAATAAGACCACTCTACTCAAGAAGTTTGATAATACACCTGGGGATTTGGAGTCATTCGAAGCGAATGCCAAGTCCTTGATTGAACAGCGAAAGAATGAAAAGCGTTCCAGTGAGCGTGCATCACTCATGAACTACATGAACACTTTGGGACTTTCAGGTGAAAATAAGAATATGATCACTGGATTTTTCAATCAATCACCAAATAAGACACTCAACTCTGCAAAGAATAATGCTTCGACTATAAAACAAACACGCGAACAAGAGAGACTCGAAAATACTATTAAAAAAATGTCATACATTTCCGAAAATAACAAAACCAAATTGCGTACAAATCTCAAATCAGGTATGAATATTAACCAGGTGATAAACTCGGTGAAGCGTATAAACGCAGTTTCAAAATCAAAGAAGGCTACTGAACAGAATGTAATCGATTATGTCACTGGTAAAAATCTGGGTGAAAATGGTAACAAGCTTATCAAAAATTTCAAGAATGGTCTTCTCACTGTGAATAAGGTTAGGGAGGAAGCCACCAAGAAGAGGGCTTCTCTGAATGCAGATATCGTCACAGAAAAGAAGAAGAATATCCGAGATTTCATGAAAAATACACTTCTTACCGATAAAGAAAAGAATGGATTCATCAACCGGGTCGTTTTGGATACCAATCTCAGTAAATTGGAACAAGACATCCAAAAAGTCGATAAGGAACGTAAGGATAAACGTGCTATATTCGCCGGTAAGCAATCTGAGTTACAAGTGGTACTCAATGGTCTAACAAATTTGACCATGAACCAGAAGACGAAGTTTATGAGTAGAGTTAAGAATGTAGGTACTAACATTGAATCCATTAAACGTGAAGCCCAACGAATCGACGATGCTAAAAAGAAGGGTAAGCAAAAAACGAGTATCCGTACCGCCAATAAAACAGAAAACAACTTCAACGCGGGTAAAGCTTTGAACATTCTCAATAAACAGCGTGCCGGTGAAGCTAAGCGCAAGGAAAGGGCGATGGTGAAAAATAACTCAAATGCTATATATACACTCGATACACTCAATACAATGAAGGATGCTCGGGAACTCCAAAACTACGTTCGTTCGACATCTTTACCCGAAAAATTGAAGAAGTCGTATCTGGCTCAATTAAACAGACCCGGAACAAACTTGAGGGCTATCCGTGGTCTCGTCGAGGTGAATATTCGCGAGGACGCGACATCTAAACTCAAGAAGATCAAAGGTCTCATAAATGCGGATATCAAAGAGTTCGCGGAGACGCGGAACTTCAACAAAGCCCGAAAGAGGGGTGCTGGTCGTCTCGAGGGTACGAGTGTGACAAAGGAACGCGCGAAACCCGAAAAACCGAACACCTTCAACGCCTCTACCGCATTCAATAACTTAAACCTAAAACCCAAAAGAAACGCACTCATAAAGAAGGCGAAAAATGTGATCACCAATCCTTTCGGACGAATCGGTAAATGGAATCCGGCGATCACGAATGCTAAGACGATGAACGAACTCAATACTATCGAGAAAAACTTGAATGCTCGAGTTAAATTGAGAAACAATATTAAGAGAAGTACGCTCACTCCCAAGGAACAACGTGAATATACCACAATGGTGATGAAACTCAATAAAAATGTCAAGAATACCCGGAATCTCTTTGAAAGGGGTGTGAATAAAAAGGTTTCAAATGTCACGGGACCCCTCATGAAGGGTATTCTGAACAAGGTGGTGGCTAACAATAAAGGTAGCTTCAATGGTGGTTTGAGACTCGGGAACAATAACAAGCCAAACATGAAACCTAACCCCACATTTGAGAAAATTACTAACGCGGATAAGAAACCACTTATTTCTGCTATCAACACACTCAAGAAATTACCTCAAGCTAAGAAAACTACGTTCAAGGGTCAGCTTGATACTGCGTTCAAGAATCAAAATCTCAACAAGATGAAAGAGATTAGGAATAAGGCAGTCATGGAAAACCGGGAGATTTCAGAAAAGGAAAAACGAAACAAAGAAGAAGCCAAGAGAGTTGTGATATTGGAACCTAAACCAATCATGGTTAATAATCCCATATTTGAGAAAATTACCAATGAAAATAAGAAACCACTTATTTCTGCTATCAACACACTGAAGAAATTACCTCAAGCTAAGAAAACTGCGTTCAAGGGTCAGCTTGATACTGCGTTCAAGAATCAAAATCTCAACAAGATGAAAGAGATTAGGAATAAGGCAGTCATGGAAAACCGGGAGATTTCAGAAAAGGAAAAACGAAACAAAGAAGAAGCCAAGAGAGTTGTGATATTGGAACCTAAACCCCCTAATACACCCAAGCCCAATAAGCCTTCATTTAGAGGTCTCGTTCAAAAAAATAAGAACCAACGGTTCATGAACGGTGTAAAAATAGCGTCTCAAAAGGTGGCAATCAGTCAAGCCAATGGAGTGGAACGTAAGAAATTGGCAGTGAAATACGCACCAAGGACACAGGCCAATGTATCCAAAGCTAATGGTTTTGGTAAGATATTCAAGAGTAATGTTAGAAAAGAAGCTGAAAAAGCTGCCAAATCGGCTAAGAAATATATATCTGAAACTGAAAAGATGCGTGCGAAAGCTCGAGAAAATAAGAAGTTCAACAATTCACTCGCAGAAAAGAGGCGAATTTTGAGAGAAAGAGAAGCTAAGTCAGCCACAAAAAAGAAATAATGTAAGTAAAAATGAATGAATATGACGACTGTACCGTGACTACCGACATGCATCTCAGCGACGATGTTGCCGATTTCATCGAAAAGGGTCTTAACGGGGATGCGGATGTAAAGGAATGGTGTGACAATAACCTCGATAATATCGCAGAGATATATGAGAAGTACGGGCATTCGTACATGTCATACAGGGATGCGGAATTGGTGTTATTATTTGCGAAAACGTTATACGAGAATGAGATTTCAGACGCACACGAAAAGTTGTCTCTATTTGTAGCGTGCCAATATTAGATTGTAATTTAAAGAAATAAACTTCCTTTAACTTAATGGAAAATTGTGATGTATGTTGTGAAAAATTAAATAAGATAAATCACAAAAAAGTTAAGTGTCCTTTTTGTGATTTAACGAGTTGTAGAACATGTTCTCAAAGATACACACTTTCATCTTTCGAAGATCCACATTGTATGGGGTGTAAGACTTTATGGAATCGGGAATTTGTAGATTCATTTTGTACCAAATATTTCCGAAACACAGAACTTAGACGACATCGTGAGAATGTTCTATTTGAAAGGGAAAAGGCGCTCATGCCTGAGACGCAGCCCGAAGTTGAACGAATTATACAGATGCGGAGACTTCGTCGTATAATTCGAAAGCAAAAGGAGCGTCTAATGGATCTTCATCAAGTGTATCAAGCGGGGTATGAAGTTACTAACCAAATACCACCAGAAATGCAGACACTCTATCGAGAAATGGAAAACACCTATCGTCATTTAGAACAACTTCGAAATCATGGAACACTAGTAGATGCAGAACCTAGACGTTTTGTTCGTCAGTGTCCAATCGAAGAGTGTAAGGGGTTTTTAAATGAAGAATGGTTTTGTGGATTATGTGAGTGTAAATATTGTAAAGGTTGTAACGAGATCCTCACTGAAGATCATGTATGTGATCCAGAAACGGTCGAAACCATGAAACTTTTAAATAAAGATAGTAAATCATGTCCAAAATGTGGAACGGTCATACATAAAACGAGTGGATGTGCTCAGATGTGGTGCATCAGTTGCCATACCGCGTTTAATTGGCGAACGGGTGAAATTGAAACTGGGCGAATACACAACCCGCACTTTATAGAATTCAAGAAGAAGACGATGATGTCTCGGGAACATGGAGACATCCCATGTGGAGGTGTGCCAACATTTAGGGAACTTCGGGAGATGGGAGCTACCAATGAGATACTTCAATATGCGATGGTGGTACATCATGTCGAACGAGAAAATATATATCTTGATACGAGACCCATTGAAAATTTACACGTTCGTGTAGGGTATATGCTCAATGATATAGATGAAATAGAATTTAAACATTATTTACAGCGTCAAGAAAAATACAAAGAGAAAAATCGAGATCTTTCTAATATTTTTGAAATGATTGCAAATACAGGGGGTGATATTCTCAGACAATATATACTCGAACCACAGCGTCACGATGAAATTATACACTTGTTACAACAAATTGTAGAATACGGAAATGAAATTTTTGAAACAATTCGAAAAAGGTATAATTGTAAGTTACCAAGAAATATTTTTGTGTGAGTACAATAAGATGATACTCATACTATTTTTAATCATATTGGTCATTTATATGTTACCAGTGTACCCACGACCTAGAATATACCACAATTTTATAACACCTGAGGAAAGGAAATATATCATAGAGAGTGCCAAAAAAGAACTCCGCCCATCTGTCCTTTCTGAAGATCGATACATAGATGAATCTATCCGTAAAAGTGAAACCGCTTGGTTGACTCGGGAAGATCCAATTGTTGAAAATATCATGATGAGATGTTTAAAGCACACCGACAGACCACTTCAGAACTGTGAAAAGCTTCAGATTCTTAGATACAAGTCAGGAGGGTACTACAAACCTCACCAAGATGCATTTGAAGATGATAGTAACATGAGACTCCACACATTCATATTAGCACTCAATGACGACTATGAAGGTGGTGAGACTGTATTTCCAAATATAGGGAAAGAGTATAAGCTTAAGGCGGGTGATGCACTGTTCTTCGACACACTTGACAACTATGAATGTATGACATCCAAGGCTTTACATGGTGGGAAACCTGTAAAGTCAGGGGAAAAGTGGATATGTAATTTATGGGTGAGGAAGTATCCTTATTAAAGATTAAATATGTAATTTTATAAATGGTATATAAAGAACCTCAAATTATAAAAAATTTTTTAACACATGAAGAATGTGACTTCTTAATTAATTTTGAAAAGGAAAAACTTAAACAATCACGAATTGGACTTGGTATAGATACTCGAACTGTTACAACATTTAGAAATTCTTTACAAAAATGTCACGCCATGGATTCTGATAAAGTTATTGCATCAGTCATGGCTAAATGTTCCAACATAATTAACATACCATTGAATTTTTTTGAAATTATTAATATAGTTAAATATGAGACTGGTGGGTTTTTTAGACCACATAAGGACGGAGTGGGTCACGATGTGGATCGAATAGCCACATTCTTGTTATATCTAAATGACGATTATGAGGGTGGTGATACACGTTTCCCAAAATTAAACAAGAGTTACAAACTCGAAAAGGGTGATGCACTATTCTTTCATAATTTTAATGAAGATTTGTCGGAAACAAAGTACTCAATCCACGAGGGTTGTATAGTTACAAAAGGTGAAAAATGGGTCGCCAATATTTGGGTCCATAAAAAGCCTATTATACGGTATTAATATACTTAAAATCTTTATTCCATATTAAACTATGAAATGCTTCGCAACTTTTTCCGAAAACAGTCTCTACAAGATAAAGTTGGCAAAGACTCGTAAGAATGTTCTTGAAGCTATGTACCAGCGACCGAGTATCGTGGAGGTGCGTCCTATTAGGGAAAATCTGAGACTTCGTTTACGTTTCACTGAAGCGATAAAAGAAGCACAGGAAATGTGTGAAATGGATAAGGATTCGTCGGAGTGTCATTGGGCTTGGTACGAGGTGGATGAATTAGAGGATTCTATGCTACGTCTATACCCCTATAGATGGTAACATTTGGTGGATCATCATCATACCCATAATACTGAATCGATACCCCAAAGAGATCTATCATTTCCGGATTAACTTCTTCATTCATGTATCTTTTCCAATTTTGTAAAGTTGTGTGGAAATATTCAACACCATCCTCTGAAAATGCACAAATACGCATGAATGGCCTACTGCGTAGCTTTCTCATATATTCATAAACAGCCTCAGGTAAAGGTGTTGTTCTATTATATACTGATTTTAACACGTCGACAATGTAATATCCATGTGAATCGCAAATTA